CCGCTCAAGACAGACTCGTCGGCCCTGACCTACAACGCGGGGACCGGGGTGCTGGCCTCGACGTTCTCTGGAGCACTGACCGGCAACGTGACCGGCAATGCCTCTGGCTCCTCTGGGAGCTGCACGGGCACCTCGGCTATTGCGACCGTGGCGAACACGGTTGTCGTCGCGGAGAGCACGGACGCTACGTCGTTCATCGCGATGTTCGACGCCAACGCTGCCACCACTCCGCAGGCGATCAAGAGCGATACGGGTCTCACGTACAACGCTAGCAACTCCACTCTGGCCGCTACCACGTTCTCGGGCGCTTTCAGCGGCAACGCCACGACAGCGACTGCCGCAGCCACAGTAACGGTTGCTGCCTCTGGTGGGGACACGAGCTCGCATATCGCGATGTTCGATTCCGCAGGCGACGATTCGGCACAGGCAGTGAAGACCGATCCCGGCCTGACCTACGATGCGGACACGAATATACTGACGGCTGCCGGGTTTGCTGGTCCCTTGGTAGGCAACGTGACAGGCACGGCGACTCTAGCCACCACGGTCACCGTCACCGACAACGAGAGCACCAGCGAGAACAACTTGATCGCTTTCGTTGCAGGCGCTGCAACGAGCTCGGGGGCGCAGAGCCTAGAGATGGACGCCGACCTGACCTACAACCCGTCCACCGGAAAGGTGACAGCCACCGGATTCATCGGAGCCCTCACGGGCAACGCAGATACAGCGACCCTAGCAACGACCGTCACGATCACCGACAACGAGTCTACCGACGAAGACAATGCGGTGATCTTCACCGCTGGTGGGGATGTCGATGGCGGTAATCTAGGCCTAGAGTCGGACGGCACCTTCCACTACAACCCAAGCGATGGGCTTGTAACCGCAACGGCATTTGCCGGGGCACTGACCGGCAACGTGACCGGGAACTGCTCTGGCAGCGCATTAACTGTAACCCAAGCCGCTCAGACGGCGATCACCAGTGTCGGAACGCTGACCTCGCTCGCCGTTGGTGACATCACCTCGACGGGCAACTTCGTAACGAGCGACGTTGGCCCACACACGATTGGTGGCTCTAACATTGGTTATGTCCAGATGCACTTCACTGGAGCGTTCACCAGTAGCGGTGCATCTACCACTGCAACGGGGATACTGGGCAACCAAATTGTCACGGGTGCAAGTGGGGATACTGCGTCAATATGTGGGATGCGTTTGGCCTCAACTCTGGCAACCCAGACTGCGACCGAATCCATTGGTTACATCTCCCAGTTGTGTGTAGAAGAACCCAACATCCAAGACAATCTCACTGGCGATATCACGGTTGCTTCGACGGTCCACATCAAGAGCGCACCGACTGAGGGCGAGAGTAACTATTCCCTTTTGGTGGACGCTGGCGCGGTACAGTTCGATGACACTCTGGGCGTCACGGGCGACGCGACCGTCACAGCCGATGTGATCCTCGGCACCAACAATACGTCGAAACTTATAGGGATCAACACTTCGGGCGCTGAGACAGATTTGGTTTATCTGGACAATGGGAACAACGTTTCCATTGCTGGTGGAGGCAACCATGTAGCTATGGGCGGCACCCTAGCAGTGGGGAGCGCAACGGCTAACAACGTGCTGTCCCTGAAGGGGGCGAACGCCAACGCCTTGGTCACGCTAAAAGATGCTGCTGACGCGAGCCAGTACAGCCTCTATCTATCGGGCGGTGGGACAGACTTTACGCTCTCAGAGATTGGTGTTGGAGCGGTATTTACCGGCACGAACGCACTCATGGCTATTGCTGGCGCTCTAACCGTCGGGGGCACAGCCTACATCGGTGACACCGCCAACGCCAACGCCACGCTGGGCCTGACGATCAACCAAGGGGCGGCAGACAACCAAGCGTTCTGCCTGAAATCGTCAGACGTAAATACCGGCATGACGACCCTACCGCTCTCGCCGTGGGATCTCGAAGTAGATGATTATTTCGCAATAGGTAAGCGTACAGCCGCTTCGGGTGGGGTCTACGCGCTTTCCATTACCGAGTCCGGTCAAGCGGAATCATGGATGCACGAGTCATGGGGCGGAGCGCCTTCCACAACCGACACAACTAGCTCACTAGGTGCCATGAGTTGGTTTGCGGGACAACATAATAACTCCAACGCCGACGTAGACATGGCCGCGAACTCCAATGGCTTCGCTTGGGGTGAGATAACCAGCGCGGGTGCTAGGGCAACTCGTATGCTCCTAAAGGCAGACGACGGCGAACTCCACCTTGGCAACACCACGCTAGTCGCACTTGATGGCGAGGTTGACATCGAACTTGTCCGCGCCATGCAGTACGAGACATCGGGCGGCGAAGGCATGAACCCGAAGCCGTGGGACACATCAGACTACGGTGTGCCTGTGCAGAGTCACGCCCGCCTAATGGCCGTGGGCGTACTTGGAGAGAAGGACGAAGAAGGGAACTGCCTAATGAACGTGCAGGCCCGCTTCGCAATGAACGAGGGCGCGATCTGGCAGCAGCACGTTGCGGTCGAACAACTCGGTCACATTGCACAGTCACACGAAACCCGCCTCGGCGCAGTTGAAAAGAACGGATTACTCCAAGAGGCACAGCTTCGCATCGCCTCACTCACGGCGCGGCTAGAAGCCGCAGGACTCTAGTGTGTCAACCCCCGCATGGATCAAAGCCCTCCCTACATGGGCCAAGGGCTTCGCAGCAGCACTCACAGAGCGGCTTGAGTCCGCAGAACACAAACTAGGAGACAGGACATGAGTCACACCGAAGGGCTTGCCACGAAAGAACGCGCCGAGCCGCTAGTCATTAGCGAGACGTACACGCACGATAGTCTGGCTTCGGTCCTCATCCACAAGGCGACCCTGACCGGAGATGTGGCGGTTTTGGGTTGGGACATCCCAGAGGCAGACGGTTCCATACGTCGATACACGGAGCAGATTATGATGAGCGACCTGCCTGCCGCAGAGAACACGGCGCTGACCACATTGGTAGACGGGCTCGTCGCTGCATCAGCAGCCGCAGAAGCCGCAGCCGCAGCCGCAGCAGCCGAAGCAGAAGCGGCGGCGGCAGCAGCAGCAGCAAGATAGTATCATTGAGATTACGTCCTGATGACGCCTGGAGCGATTAAGGAGTCAGCTAAAGTTTCCTTCAGTCTGAGCTTCCTACTTCAGCTTGTAGGCGGTTTAATGGCTGGCGTTCTGGCCGCGCCTGTCTCAGCGCAGGCAGTCGGTGTCGGCGTGTACACAGACGCTGCTGGCTCGCAGCCGGTCGCTGAAGTGGCTATGGCGAAAGCCGCAGGACCGTTCAGCGTCAATGCATTGTTGACGTTCGACGGGCTAGGCCCACCCCTGCTACAGCCGCAGCTAGGTCTTGCGCTTACTCCTTACCTGAACATTGATGTCGGCGCTAGTTCCTCCTACCAGTCTATCAACGGTAGCTATGAACCGTGGGAGCCGCATTTCGCTGCTACCGGGACCGTTCAACTGGTTGGGCCATTCAGGCTGGTCGGAACACTCGCGTGGCAACCGTGGGCAGAATGGGCGCGGTCGTCTGTGCTCAAGATTGAACTGTCCCCCTGATGGCATCTCGGATGAGCGAAAACAGCGAGGTGACGATTCCAGTGCGGAACCTGCTGGCGCTGATCGCTGCAACCGCTATCGCGGTCATGGGGTACTTCCGAGTTGGCGAGCGGCTGAGTGTTCTCGAACGCAACAGCGAGTTGTCCGGTGTCCAGATTGAGGCCAACTCTGAGTTTCGGGTCTTGTGGCCTCGTGGGGAGCTAGGAAGCTTACCAGCGGACGCCGAACAATTTATGAGGCTAGATTTTATTACTGGTGAGATTGCAGAGATCCACATCGAATTGGACGCGCTCAAAAGATGAGTGTGGGAACTGACATGACGAATACTCGGAGGATTGGAATGAAAAACGGAGCAGTCAGGATTCAGAACAATAAGCTCGCGGGAGCACAGGCCGCGCTACGGGAGTGCGGCAACACGCGGATCCCGATGGCAGTGGCGTTGCGTATGGTCTCGGTTCAGCGGCTTATCACAGACCGCATCGACGACGTGAACGAGATCAACCAGGGCCTGGTCGAGCGTTACGGTGAGCCGGGCGAGGGCGAAGAGAAGGCGACCCAAGTGAACTCCGAGATGCCCGGCTGGTTCGCGTATGTGGCCGCGTTCAACGATCTAATGAACGAGGAGCTGGAGGTCTCAGAGCAATTCGTTCTATATCAGGACGGCGACAAGGTCGGCTGGAGCAAGGCCGAGATGAACGGCCTATCGCTAACGCCGAATGCGATTATGGACATGGCAGCCCTTCTCCGCATCGAAGACCTCGCCGACGAGGCACCCGAGTAGCCTAATGGCGCAGATGATCAAGGAGCAGCAGCTCACGTTTGCAAGGGGGATGAACGATACCGCTGCGCCTATCGAGTATCAGGAGGACGAGTGCGAGCTCCTCCTGAACGGCCGGGTCTCATTCGACGGACAGACGGTCCAGAGGCGTGGCGGCAGCGAGAAGACGCACGCCAGCGCTCTCAACAGTGGGGGCGACGGGTACGGTGGCATCGAGTACTACACGGCCGCCGGCCAGCAGCAGCTCGTCGTGTTCATGGGCGACAAGATGTATTACTCGACCAACGAAGGCGCTACTTGGACAAACGCAACCGGCGCCACGAGCCTGACCGAGGCCGCCTGGGTTCTGGTCATCATGCGTGAGGGGGCGGCCAACGTGCTGTGCTGTGCGAACGGCGGCACGAATAGCTACCAGTGGAACGGCACAACATGGGCGGTGATCTCGAACATCCCGAACAACGTCAAGTATCTGGCGGTCCACGGTAACCGCCTCTGGGCGTCTGGTCACAGCGGCATCGACGTGGTGGCCTCCAAGGTCGGCGACATCGACACATGGAGCACACCTGACGGGCTGACGGTCAAGGCGCAGACCCACGATGGCGACCCGAAGATCACGGGGCTCTTCCAGCTCGGCAGCGTGCTGATGGTCTTCAAGAGCGAGAGCACCGGCTACATCGAGGGCTACGGGTTCACCACGCTTGAGGTAGAGGCGGGCTCACGCGGCATCTCCCGGTCGGTCGGCTGCATGGCTTCTCGCTCGATCCAGGCCGTAGGCAACCAGGGCGTGTGCTGGCTATCCAAGCGCGGCCTGGAGCACTATCAGGTGGGTGGTGTGGTCACGCCCGTCTCCCGCTCGATCCAGAAATTCATCGACGGGATCAACTGGTCTCAGATCAGAAGCACGCCGTCATCGGTTACTGCCCTCTGGTGGCCTCAGAAGCACGAGTACTGGTGCAGCCTGCCAGTGGCTTCCAGCAACAACGACTACATGATAGGATACCGCCCTCCGACAGAGGAGCGCCCTCCGGCGCTCATGCTGCACAAGTACGCCGCCACCGAGGACGATACGCTGTTCGTAGACGGCGACAGCTATCTGGACTTGAGCACTACGTCCAACCGTGATCAGGGAGACACGCTGTTCGGCTACCTGACCACAGCGCTGACCGGCGGGCAGTACATGACGATCAACGCGGACGGCCATGTCGAGTTCGCCAGTGCGGCACACGGTGACGCGACCCTGTTCATTGCAGAGATATCTGGCGCAGAGCTGACCACAACCCCAATGAGCTGTGGCTACGATGGCTTCGTGCGGCAGCTAGAGAAGGGCGACGCGGACAACCAGGCTCCGGGCGGCGGTGGCGGTGAG